AAGCTTCTTTACCTTCTTTAATATATTTACTAAACCTATTAAAATTTGCACTATAACCTCCTAACTGTGCTGTGTCTACTGCGTTTTCAATATAATGTTCTATTATATTATCTAACATTCTTATTAAATCTTCTATAAAATAATTATCACTTACCCATGTTTCAAAGTGTTCTAAGTTAACAGAGGACAAACAACATACTGCAGTTCTTTCTTCATTAGTTGGAAGTGTTATCTCTGAACATAAATTACTTTGTTTAATCTCTAAACCTAAATCTTTTTGTTGTTTTGGTAATGCATCATTACAGGTATCAATATTAATCATATAAGGTTCTCCTGTTTCAGCACGAGCATTTATTATTTGAAACCATAAATCTCTAGAGTTTATAGTCTTAACTGCTTCATTAGTTTTAGGGTCAATCAATCTCCAGTCTTCATCATTTTTTACAGCATCTAAAAATGCATTTGTAATATTAATTCCATTGTGTAGATTTAAACACTTTCTATTTATATCTCCTCCTGATTCTTTTCTCATGTTTATAAACTCTTCTATCTCAGGATGATTAACATTCATGTAAGCAGCATAAGAACCTCTTCTAGTTGTGCCTTGATTAAAGGCTAACATTTGTGAGTCTACTACATGCATAAATGGAATCGAACCAGTTGAACGACTGCCATGAGTAGTAGGTATCCCATTGCTCCTAACATCTCCCCAGAATCCACCGATACCTCCACCCGAACTAGCCAACCATATATTTTCATCGTAGTGAGCAGATAAGCCATTCCTGCTGTCAGGTACATAATTAAGAAAGCAAGAGATAGGTAACCCACGAGTTGTTCCCCCGTTACTAAGAATAGGAGTGCTAAACATGAACCAACAGTCGGAACTGTAGTTATAAAGTCTTTGAGCCAATGCATAATCTGTTTCTCCTTTAAATGTCGCACCAAAAACTGCAGCTCTGGCAAAAGCTTCTTGTGCGTGTGTTTCGTTATCCCAAAAATATCTATCTTTGAGTGTATCTAAACTAAACTTATCAAAGTTTTTTTCTTTGTCATAGTCTATGATAATTCCTAAATAATTTTTAGTTCCTATTTTATCTTCTACCATTGATGTCCTCTAAATATAAAGCAATAATTGCATAGTGTATTATCTTATACAGCTCTGCTTTTTTGTTATCTTTTTTACCATATCTCATAGCATATTTCATAATGTTACCTACAGTAAAGCCCTCTCCATGTCCGGAATCAATTATCATATCAGTAGCTTGATATTTACCATTTGAATAATGTTGAGTATAAGTTTCATCAATGTAAGATTTAATTATATTAAGAATTTTATCTTCTTTAAATTTATAATTTATTCTTTTTTTCATATTTGCCACTCATAATTTTTTACTAACTGCCAGTATTTTAATATACTATTAAACATTTCTTTATGTTTTTCATGTGATTCTTTTTCCCATATGTGACATAATACTATACTTGTATTAGCTCTGTCAACAAAAATAGATACTCTGGTAGGGTCATCTATGTTACAACCTTGTGCGTAAGCAGATAGTTGCATACCATGTTCATCATATACTAACTTAGCAGGGTCTTTACCTTCAAGATTATCTTTAGTTTTAAAATCCACAAATATCCCTGACTTAGAATACAAGTCTATCTTACCACCATAACCTTGATTAGCACAAAAAGAATCTTCTGCTATCCAATCTTCATTAGGAAAGTTTTCATCCAACCATGATTGAATAATCTTGTAAGGTTTAGATTTACCTTTACCAAGAAATCCTTTCTCTATTTGAGCATGTATCTTAGTACCTTCTGTTGCAGCTTTTAAACCAATCTGTTTTGCATCAGCTTTACATCTGTACACAAAAGAATCCATAGACTCTTCATCTCCTATGTCAAGTGTTGCTGCAGATTTTATTGCTTGAGTTATCTTCCAATTTTCTAAAGCAGGTTTAGCAACCATGCCTATAATTGTAGTAACAGAAGGAACAAGTCCTAAACTTTTAGCATCTCTTAAAGTTGTATTTCTTTCTTTACCATTAGCTCCTATGATAGTATACATAGGTTCTCCTTCAAGAGAATACCAATGTCCTGATTCGGATGTAAACTTATTATAGTTGTCTAATTTAGTTTTGTCAATACTTTTAGTCATTTTTTAAGTCCTTAAATGTTTTAAAGACATCTGATGTAAATAATTTTTGTATATTTACTAACCACATTCTACTCGCTTTATGGTCTCCACCACTAACAGACTTTTTAAAATCTAATTTTTCTATAAGTTGTTTTAGTTTTGGTACATCAAATATAAAGGTACAAAATATGTCATCATCAATACAAAGATTGTGAAACCAAAAGTCTGCTTCAGTTGTAATAATACCAGAAGGTTTACCATAAGACTCATACTCAATACAAATGTTACCTGTTTTCATCCACATACCTCTCTCGGATTTAACTTCTATCTTTTTATTATTGAACATGTCTGCTATTTTATCTTCTCTTATCTGACCATACTCTAAATCTAGGTCAAACTTTTTTCTATCTTCTTTAGTGGGTTTCACTCCAATTACCTCCTATTTTATATTGTCCAGTTAAATCGCATCGCATATTAAACTGTTCTGTTACTTTTTCTATTGACTCAACACCTAGTCTGCCAATATAATCTGCTTGAGATTCTTTGACTTGTAGTTGCCACTCATCATGTATATTAGCTACAAAGTTAGCATCTATACTATTTAATCGCATAGATAAATATAAGTTTATCATTGCTTGTTTCATTACAATAGCACCACTACCCTGTAATAATGTATTTAGTGCTGAATGTTGACTTCTAACATAAATTTTTCTACCATCTATACCTTTTAGATAACCACGATTAGAAGCTTGTTGAACTCTATCTCTTAACTTTTTCAAGGCAGGTAAGTTACGATAAAATCTTTCTTTTAATTGTTTACCTTTCTTTATATCTCCATTTATTATCTTACCTATCTTTGCATCCCCAGCTCCATATACTAAAGCATAGATAAATGTTTTAGCTTGGTCACGAGTTTTAAGACCAGCTAGTTCTTGATTAGTAGAATGTATATCCCCATTGATAACTTCTTCGATGTAATCAGCATCATTCATATAGTGTGCTAACATTCTTAACTCTAATCCACTTGCATCTATACCTACAAGTTTATATCCTTCTGGCACAGTCCAACAAGCACGACACTCTTTACCATAAGGACTACCTAAGTTTGGAACTTGAGCCATGTTAGGGTTTCTATGGGTCATTCTACCCGTAATAGTTCCATTAGGTATAACTCTACCATGGACTCTATCCTCTTTTAGTTCATCAATCCATGATGATACTTGTGCTATTCTTTTCTGATATAACAAGTAGTCAGCAATAAGTTTAGCTTCTTTTATATGAGTAATCTTTTTAAGTGTACCTTCATCTACTATAGGTTGACCAGTAGGAGTAAATCTTTCAGGTTGCCAACCAAAGTCTATAAGATACTCTCCTATTTGTTTACGACTACCTAAATTAAACTCAACTAATTTTTTACGAATGAATGGTCCATGATTACCTGATATTAAAATACTTTCATACTCTTCATCAGTAAGTCCTCGCTTACTTAGTTCTCCATTCTTTTTAATGTATGGTAAAACTTGTTTATCATCTATCCATTTAGGTTTAAATGTTTGTTGAACTTCATCCTCTACATTTGACATCTTCTGTTTTAACTTTGATAGTAAAGTCATAGCTTGTTTAGTATCAAAATAAAATCCTGTCTGTTCTTGCTCATTCATAATTGATGCAGTCATTTGTTCTATTTCAAATGATTGTTTACTAAATCCCATTCCTTCATTTACTAAATGTTTATACACTGCTTCATTTAATATTACATCTTGCTCACAATAATTTAACATTTTAGGACTATAATTTTGAAACTCGGGTTGCTCCTGTTTATATACACCTAGTCTATATCCCCAAGTTTTAAGACTATGACCATTCTCTCTGACTGGATTATAAAGTCTTGACATAACTAAAGTGTCAATAATTTTACCTGAATGATTAAAGTCATACAGTCTTTTTAAAACTGGCAAATCAAAACCTATTATGTTATGTCCTATTAATAATTCTGCACTTTTTAATAAGTCTAAACCTTCTTCTATTTTATCTGGACCAAATCTAAATGACTCTCCATTAACTTCTTTAGCAACTAAACACCATACTTTTGTAGCATTTAGGTCATCAGTTTCTATATCAAAAATCAGCTTCATTTGTAAATGTCTCCTCATCTGTTACTTCATGTAATCTACCAGTATCAATATCATATTTTAAGCTACAAGCCATACCTGTATCTCCTGTATATCTTGATTTTAATACTCTAACTTTAGTTATATTAGCTTCATCTGGATTCTCTTTT